TTGGACGCTAAAAATAAATCAGTATGTTGACAATAGAAATACCAAAATCAAATAGAAGAAAATCCGAGGAAGACGCACTTGCATCTTTCATCCTCTCGGAAATCAAAGAGAAAGGTGAATGTGTTTACTTTCATTATGGCGTAGGATGGGGAAATAACTGGCCTCATTGTTGGGCAAAAAATACTGGAAGTGACGCTAAAGACAGACACCAAATTTCGGAGTTGGCGCACGATAATGTCATAAGAGCATTTATAGACAAAGGCTATTCTGTCGAGTATAGAAGTGAAATAGCTGCCGGAAGATATGTGATTATTAGAGGGTGAACTACAATGGAAACGAAAAGAGACAAAATTTTAGAGAAGCTTCGTAAGCTGATGAACCTAAAAGAATCAGCTAAAGCGTTAGGCAATGAAGGCGAAGCACATGCAGCAGCAGGTATCGCCCGTCTGCTGATGGAATACAACCTGTCAGAAGAAGATATACCAGAGCAGGAGAAACTGGAGAACCCGGTAATAGCAGAAGAGATACCTTACAAGGTTGAAATGAGCAACTGTGTTTGGTATAATTTTCTTGTATCAACGGTATGCGAATATAATATGTGCCGAAGCCTTATTGTAAGCAGACCCAAGAATTACCGTATGGTGAGGGATAAATTTCAGATCATTGGTCGCAAGAAAAATGTAGAAGTAGTGTTGTATCTGATTTCATTCTTGGCGCATCAATTTGTTATTATCGGGAAAAGGAAATATCCAAACTACAAGTATGAATGTATTCGTAAATATGGAATTACGCCTAAAACGCTTGCTATGTATATGAAATCCTTTCTGTATGGCTGCGTCATTGGTTTGGGCGATAAATTTGCTTCCATGAAGCAAGGTTTGGAAGAAACAAGCAATGTAACTGCATTGGTAGTCGCTTCAAAAGCAGAAATAGATGAATTTCTCAAAAATGAGAAGATTGGCAATGCACGAGAATCACAAGCCAAAATTGATAGGCTATGTGCTAAGGAAGGAATAAATGTCGGTCGAAATATTGAAATTCAAAAAGGAATTCATGCCGAAAGTGTAAGTGAAGACAGGAGATTAATGTAATGGGAACCAAAGTAACTAAAGATGGCAAAAGTTTACGAAAACAAGAAAGGATTCAAGATCATACAAGCCACTCGTGGCGAAATGATATGCGCGCTCAGTGAATATGGATGTGTCGGAATTTGCGACAGCTGTGGTTCCAGTAATTGCCAAGATGGATTCTACATCGCAGTCCTTAATTGCTGGTATTGTTCTGATTGCTTCCATAAGTGGTATGCCAGAGCTAAACGCTATGCTTCCGATGAATATGTTGAAAACAAGAATTTTGAATTGTATAAGGCTGTTTTAGGGATCTATTAGTTGTTTATGATGGTAATTAATTTATAACATTTTGATATCAATTATATTATACATTCACATCTAAATATCAGGATATGAGAACGAAAACAGAAAAAGCAATCAATTTATTCGAGTCCGGGTGCCTGAAAGAAGCATTATCCATCTTCCGCACCTTCCGCATCGGATTCACCAAAGAAGAACGCAGAACACTGCAAATTGCAAGTGAAAGTCTTACAGGAAATGGGAACTTCTACCAACAGTTAGGAATCGATACGGATTACATGATAAGCAAATCGGTTGAAATAATCACAGAAAAGTATTTGAGCAACGAAAAAGTTTAGTATGAAATTGAGTGTAAAGCTTGTTTTATTATAACTAATTAGTTATATTTGCATCATGAGAAAAGAATTAGGAAAATGGCTGATGGATATAGCCAAGTATATAACCACCGCAGTTGTGTTGACATCCATCTTCGGGGATGTGCAGGAAAAATGGATAATATATCTTGGAGGTTCGTTGGCAATAGTAATCACACTATTGGCAGGTCTTTGGCTTGTCAATGACAAAAAGAAAGGATGATAAAATGGGAGCATTGATTATGTTCGGGCTTGTATCGGTCATAGCCATTGTCGGCGTGATTTATTTCAACCATAAAGATAAAAAAAATATACGAGAAAGCGCATAAAATACTTTCAAATGTTTAGTTTATCGTTATGAAGTTAGATGAAAAGAAATTGGCAAAGCTCAAGACAACCAACCAGTTGCTTGATGAAAAGTACGGGGAACATGGTACAGCTACCCGCGAGAAATTCAATGAAAATGCAATGGCATGGTATTATGGCGATATACTTCGTGAACGCCGCAAGGAGCTAAAATTGACCCAGAAGCAGTTGGCGCAGAAAATTGGTAAGGAGCAAAGTTATATCGCCCGTGTTGAAAAAGGGGAAGTAGATATCCAGTTATCAAGTTTTTTCCGCATTGCGCGTGCGTTGGGTATCGAGTTTACGCCTACATTTGTTTGAAGTTAATTTTATATTCATAGAACATTTGCTTGCATTAAGGCAGAATGGAGAAGTCCGTTCTGCCTTTTTCGTTTCTGCAAGTAAAAGTTAAATCTTTGTTTTTCAGTATTTTATGATGAAAATAAAAGATATAAACCATTGTAAATCAATTATTTATTTGTATCTTTACAATATCAAAATAAACCTATTAATAACAAGTAAAAGTCAAGAGCAATGAAAACAGAAGAACTTATCAGATACTACAAAGCAAACATTGAAGCTATTGAAAAAGGATTGAACAACGACTCTCTTTCAGCAGATAAAAAATTCAGATTGGGATATACACAACAGGCGTTGGACGGATATAAGTCTGCTTTACAAGAACTTCTTGGAAATAATAACGACTAATAATAGAAGAGAGCAAATGAGCAAAGTAACAGAACTAACAAAAGAGCTTCAAAGAGTAATGTATTCCACAACATATTCATTTGAGATTGATACCGAAGATTGTGTTTTCGGATTCAAAAATACAATAAAGAAGCGTACAAAAAGTTTAGCCAAGGCAAGCAAGCTAAAAGTGAAGTTAACCAATGATTGTGGTCGATTCTTGTCAGAAACGGTGAGAGTTGTTGCTGTACGCTTCTACAAGAATGGAGAGCTTGCCAAAGAATTGAAAGCAGAAGAGATATCTGCAAAGTATAACGGATAAATCATAGAACTATGAATACTTATTATAAATTCTGTCCAAATGTATTTTTGGCAAAGTGCGATGAAAAGCACGAAAAAGGAGAAGTTATTGAGGTTACAACCAAGTATGGCAAAGAGAATGAAAGCATAGTTTTTAATCTGATTTTCGAGAAAGATGGTTTCTATTATTACTCTATCGTTCGGGCTGACGGATTTAATGTACAGGAATGGGCGAAGCAAAGAGCGGAATGCAGGCATGATTGGGCATCATTGGCTGCACAAAAGAGTAATGAGTATTTCAATCGCTCGAACAAAGATAGAGATTTCCTTTCCTTAGGCGAACCAATCAAAGTCGGACATCATAGTGAAAAGCGGCACAGGAAGATGATAGAAGATTCCTGGAACAATATGGGCAAAAGTGCTGAGCTCAGCGACAAGGCTGCCGAACATGAAAGAGTAGCCAAATATTGGGAAAAACGTGCTGAAACGATCAATCTTTCAATGCCTGAAAGTATCGATTTCTACGAACATAAGCTGGAACAAGCTAAAGAATTCCATGAAGGTGTGAAGTCCGGCAAATACCCACGAGAACACGCCTACACTCTTACTTATGCCAAGAAAGCCGTAAATGAGGCACAGAAGAATTATGAACTTGCACTAAAGTTGTGGGGAGATGAAGAATAAAGTATACGTTTTATTTCAAACTGATATTTGGAAAACAAAATCAAGTAGAGTGTGTTTCGGTGTATTTCTTTATGAAAATGCTGCTATTGATGCTGCCAAAGAAAATGGTTTATATACCAATGAAAGTGAAGTTGATATTATAGAATGTGAACTTGGAAAATTTGAGGAATTATGAAAACGATAGTAAAAGTCTATCTGAAAGACGAGCATGGCAATGAAGACTGGTTCGTTACCCCCATTAACCTCCCAGAACAAGAAGCGCACGAAAACTATATAGGTAAACGCTTCAATATAGGAATAGATACAGACCATATGATGAAATGTTGGAAGGTTGAGACCTTGAGAGTAGAAAAATAGTATTTTTGCCCAGTTTTATTTGAAAGACAAATAAAATATTGTATTTTTGAGGCAGAAATAAGAGAAAACAGCTAAATTGAAGGAATGACAGAAATGGGATTGTTAAGTAGCCGCCTGTCAGCGGTGAAAAAGGATGGACGTAAACAGTCTGACAGCGTGGAATATCATCCGATTGCAAGTTCAAGTCTTGCTTCCTTCAATTAGCTAACAAGGGAATTTAGCAAAGTTGGTCTATGCACTTTTACTTGGGAAAGTAGAAGTGCATTTTTATCTGCTATTAAAAATAAGTTATTTCATTTTTATTTTGAACATTTGTTCATTATCTTTGCAGACAGAAACAATAAATATACAATGTCACCACGTCCAAAAAATATACGCAAAGTTAACAATATGCCTTCTGTTGCCGGATTCAGACCTGTCATTTCCAACAATAGTTGTGAAGAAACAATATTCCTGCATTTCGAAGAATATGAAACAATACGCCTGTGTGATTATGAAATGAAAACCCAGCAGGAAGCCTCCATCTCAATGGGTGTGTCACGCCCTACCCTCAGCCGAATATATACCAGTGCAAGGCAAAAGATAGCCAAGGCATTCGTCTGTGGTGCCGCAATAATGATAGAAGGAGGCGTGTCATATACCAACAGTGAATGGTTCCGCTGCGGATCATGTGGTTTCTTGTTCAACAATATCAATCCGGCACTCAAAATCCGTAAGACAGTATGTCCGGTATGTCTTTCCGAAGACATCCACACCAGTAATATTAACATTAATAAGAATAAGATTATGATGAAAATTGCAATTCCTACCAGAGACAATGTAATTGATAACCATTTCGGTCATTGTGAGTATTATACAATTCTGACAGTAGGACAAGACAACCAGATTCTGAGCAGTGAAACCATTCCGTCGCCACAAGGATGTGGCTGCAAGTCCAATATAGCCGGTGAACTGGAAGGTATGGGGGTCAGTGTCATGCTGGCTGGAAATATGGGACAAGGTGCTTTGAATGTACTTACAGCCCACCATATTAAAGTGATAAGAGGATGTTCCGGAAATATTTTGAATGTCGCAACGGACTATCTGAACGGAAAAATAGCAGATTCAGGTATAGGTTGTTCATCGCATGAGCATCATCAATGCCATAGTCATAATGAATAAAAAGTGATATTCAATAATAACAAAATGGGGCTGTCCATTTTAGACAACCCCATTTAAAGAGACGCAAAATATATTATTTC